GTATTGAAACCCCAGATGTCATTGAATTTATTCCACCGTCCTATTCAGATGAAGAAATGACACAGGTTATTGAAGAAGAACATTCACTCAGTGTAACCCGTGAAGGTGTGAGCACTAATGATTGTATTGCCATTGTCTGTTCAAATATTTCCAGCCCTACATTTCCGGAAATTCCAGAGCTGGGTGGAGGTGGGTATCAGTTTCTCTACAAAGGGGATCAGCTTTATATCACCAATGAAAGCGGTGCTACGGTAGAAGTGGTTAAGTAAGACCCGTCCTCACCACCTCAGAGTAAATGATACTGAGGTGGTGATATGTTATTAACTGCTATTTCTAATTGCAGTTAATAAATCATCTATGTAGCACTGAACGATATAATCTGTTCCCGAACCCTGCATAGATTTATAGATAGCGGAATGAGTGGGTGCCACGTTTTTAACTGATTTAATCAAATTTTCCGCTTTTCTAGTGCTACCAATATGATTAACTAATTCGATTAGTTTGTCTGTTCGTTCTGTGGACGCCATATTGAAATCCGATAATTGATTACAATGCCAGCAACCGTTCAACCGTTTCACAAAACTCTAGACAGCGTTCTATGTTGTCAGTTAGTTCGTTGAATTCGTCCCTAATTGGCAATCCAGCCGCCCTGATTTTGTCTGAATATTTTTCGACATCATCTTCACTATTAAAATCATTAATACTCATAGTATTACCGTTTCCGATATTGAACAATCTATCACGGTACTGGTACGCAATACTTGCTAGGTATATCAGACGTCCATCTACATCGTCGCCACTGCTGTTAGCTATTTCAACAGCTATCGGGAGAGCTACTGGTAAATTTTTAATGCATTTGTTCAGATTCATAATATCCTCATGTATTTGTTTATTATTTAGCATATGTTACATATTATATGTTTCCATTGGAAACATGTCTAATTAATTTTGCACGAGTTGTGATTTATGTCTCGTAACATGCGTGGTGATTATGGCCAACCTCAGCGATCTCGTTAATAAACTGGCGAAAATAAGACACCAGATTCCATTTGCAACGGCTCAAGCGCTTACCGAGGTCGCACGCAAAATAGAAAAAGCACAGAAAGTCGCTTTTGAGCGTAAGTTGGAAAACCCGACGCCATTCACGGTAAAAGCGGTAAGAAGCAAAGGGGCACGCAAGAACAACCTGACCGCGAAATTGTTTGTTCTGCCAACTGCTGCTGGTTATTTGGAGCCGTTTGAACAAGGCGGGGTGCATAAACTGAATGGTGCGGCCTTGCTTAACCCCAAGAACATCAAACTCAATAAATACGGAAACCTGCCTCGCAACAAACTGAATCAGTTGAAAGGCAAAGACAGTACATTTATTGGTGACGTTAATGGTGTAAACGGGGTGTTCCAACGCAAGAAAGCTAAAAAGGCAAAAAAAGGCAAAAAAAGGCTAAAACGCTCCCCTAATGGTACACGCAGGGAGAGACAAAAACAGAGACCACCCAAATTGCTTATTCGTTTTGGTGATGCCCTGCCAGTTGAGCCAGTACTCGGTTATCAGGAACGTGCCCAGCAGATGGCTCAGGCGCTAATGCCACAAGCGATAAGTAGGGCATTGAGTGAGGCAATTCGAACAGCGAAATAAAACTGGGACCGTGGTCCCAACTACTCATCCATAAAAACAGGGAATAAATGTCATGACACATGATTACATACGACGACTAAATTTATTGAAGACGCAAATAGAATCCTCATTGCTTAATTTTTTGGGTCCTTCCTAACTGATTGATATTACACGGGCATTGCGCGCCGTGTTTTTTCACTAGCTATGAAATTTTGAAATTTGGGTAACAGGTAACACAGAGGAAACGATGAAACAGGCTGATTTTGCGCGGCTGCATGGAGTCAGTCGGAAAACCGTAACCGAGTGGAAATCCCGCGGCTGGCTGGTTATGAACGGAAATGAGATTGACGTAGAGGCGTCGAACGCCAACATTGAACAGTACAGAAAAACTGTTACCCGCAGCGAAAAAAAAAAGAAATTGTCCGAAATAAACCCGCAAAAAAACTACCAGGTAACAATTCAGTTGAACATACAGGTAACACTGGCGCTGACGGAGAATGGTTTAACGATGACGTCGATTCAGACCAGCTGAATGATGATATTTCGTTCGATGAATATCGACGACGTCGAGAACATTATCGGGTATTACAGGCCAAACTGAATTATGAGAAAGAGGCAGGATTATTGCTGCCCTATCAGGACATGGTTGATGTTGTTAGTTCTGAATATGCGCGGCTGCGAACGCGGTTAATAGCCATAGCCCCTGAACATGGCCCGAGGTTGCGGGCACTGGCCTCAACCGTCGATGACACGGGTTTTGTGGCAGCGTTACAGGAGTTGATTCACGAGGCAATGGAGGAACTGAGTCGTGATGGCGATACAACAAACAGTTAACCCCATCGCCTGGAACAATTTTCAAAATGCACTGATAAAACAACGCAAAACTATTCGTCCCCCTGAACCACTCTCATTGAGCCAATGGGCTAATACCTACGCCGTACTATCAAAAGAGACGAGCGCTCAGACTGGGCGATTTCGCTCGTTCGCGTATCAGGACGGCATGATGGATGCTATCACTGACCCAACAGTGATGATGGTTTCAGTTCAGAAATCGGCGCGTGTTGGATACACCAAAATTCTGGACCATGTGATTGGTTATTATTTGTCACATGATCCGTCACCCATATTGGTTGTTCAGCCCCGTGAGGAGGATGCGGAGGATTATAGTAAAACTGAGATTGCGCCAATGCTGCGTGATACTCCTGTACTGGCTGAAATTGCGGGTGATAGCAGAGCAAAAGATTCAAATCAGACCATCCGCAAAAAAACGTTTTCTAACGGTGCAAACCTGACGTTAATTGGTGCCAATTCGCCCGGTGGTTTTCGGCGTATTACCTGTCGCATCATTTTGTTTGATGAGGTTGACGGTTATCCGTCAGGGGGAGCCGGTGCAGAGGGTGACCAAATATCATTGGGTATTAAACGTTCGGAAACATTCTGGAACCGTAAAATTGTGATTGGATCAACTCCAACAGTTCGAGGAACCAGCCGAATAGAAAAATCGTTTGAGGAGAGTGACCAGCGTCATTACTACGTGCCGTGTCCTCATTGTAATGAATATCAGGTTCTGGAATGGGGAGGCCCTGATGTTCCCTATGGCATCAAATGGGAAAAAGACAACGATGGCAACGGTGTACCTGACAGCGCCTATTATGTTTGTCGTCATAATGGTTGCGTCATTCAGCATAGTGAAAAAACGTGGATGGTTCAGAATGGCGAATGGCGTGCCACAAAACCATTTAATGGACATGCTGGTTTTCATATTTGGGCTGGTTATAGTCTGTTCCCTAATGCAGCCTGGAAATATCTAGTCGCCGAATGGTTGAGAGTAAAAGACGATGCACTTCTTCGCCAGACGTTCATTAACCTCGTTTTAGGTGAAACCTACGAGGATAGAGGCGAAAAATATCTGAGTGAAAAACGGCTGCTAGAACGCTGTGAGGTTTGGGCAGCCGAAGTCCCGGACGGCGTGGCACTCCTCACCGCAGGCATTGATACGCAGGATGGTCGTTTTGAGATTGAAGTGGTCGGCTGGGGCCGTAATGAGGAAAGCTGGTCGATTGCTCATGATGTCATTGAGGGCGATCTGGAGACCGACGAACCGTGGCGGCGTCTGGATGCCTATTTAAAACAGGTCTGGCGGCGTGCTGATGGCTATGGGTTTACCATTATGGCGGCTTGCATGGATTCCGGCGGTCACCATACCCAGCGGGTGTATGATTTTGCCCGCGAACGGCTGGGCAGGAGGATTTGGGCGATTAAAGGGGAATCTGCACGAGGTGGTGCACGCTCACCGATCTGGCCGACCAAACGACCAACACCTCGCAGTAAATCCAGTTTCAAACCGATTATCTTGGGCGTTAATGCGGCCAAAGATGCGATCCGCTCCAGATTGCATATTGATCCACCCGAGGCGGGTGAACCGGCTCCGGCTTATATGCATTTTCCGGTTGAACGTGACTTGAATTATTTCAGTCAGTTACTGGCGGAGCGCTCGGTGATTAAACTTTCCGGTGGTCAGCGTTACCGCATATGGGAACAGATCCCCGGACGTGCTAACGAGGCGCTCGATTGTCGGGTCTACAGCTATGCTGCGTTATGTGGCCTGCTGTATATGGGATTAAAACTCAATGTTCTGGCAGGTGTAATTGAGGCAAATCCCGGCAGACTGAAACCACCTCCGGCTGAACCGGAAACCAAAATTAGCCTGCAATATCCTGGTGTTGTTATTCAGGAGCCGGATAAACCCCATAAACGTAAACCCATCTCACAGATGCTGCCATAGGAAAATTATGTTTAAACGCAATACTAGATTGCTGTCAGGCATGAGCCGCGAGCAGCTAAAGGCTGCGCTGGAAACGGCGCAATCTGCCTACATTGAATTAGCGACAGGTAATAAAGGAGTGTCGTTTTCCTATACACAAGGCGACGGCACTCGCTCCGTATCTTACCAGCCGACAGATTTAGGGCATTTATTGGCGCTAATTCAGATGATACAGGCGCAGCTAGGTATCAGCACACGACGCCCGGCGAGGTTTAGATTCTGATGGCTATTCAAATATTAGGACCGGACGGCAAACCGTTAGCACCGTCCCGGCCCCGTTATTCCATGCTGACAGGCGGTAGCCGCGTACCCTACGATGCTGCCGATTCGTTCAGTGATCAACTGGCGAACTGGCAGCCGGCACTGTGGTCGCCGGACAATGAAATTAACATCTACCGCGACCGCATTGTGTCGCGTGTCCGTGATTTGGTGCGTAATGACGGCTGGGCGGCGGGTTCAATTACCCGCGTCCTGGACAATGCCATCGGCGCTAATTTTCGCCCTATCCTGAAACCTGATTACCGAATGCTGGCGCTGTTAACTGGCAATAAATCATTTGATGTCACATGGGCGGCAGAATACCGCAAAGTTGTTGAGGCGCACTGGCGTTCATGGGCCGATGACCCCGGACATTATTGTGATGTGGAACGTAAACAAACCGTTTCCCAGATGATGCGGCTAGCATTTCGTCACAAATTGATTGACGGTGACGCGCTGGCGGTCCTGCAATACCGGACTGATCGGTTAGGTCAGGGACGAGGGCGTTATGCGACCACCATTCAGATTGTCGACCCCGACCGCCTCAGTAATCCGCAGGAAATGATGGATATGAATCACGTGCGCGGTGGCGTGGAAATCGACAGTGACGGTGCCCCCATTGCCTATCATATCCGAGAGGCACATATGGGGGATTGGTGGAGCGGTAAAAAAACCATGACCTGGGAACGTATTCCTCGTGAAACCTCGTGGGGGCGACCGCACGTGGTGCATGATTACGACCATGAACGCGGAGCACAGCATCGGGGGAACGGGATTTTAACCCCGGTCGTTCAACGTCTGAAAATGCTCATCAAATACGACCAGAGCGAACTGGAATCGGCGATACTCAATTCTATATTTGCCGCCTATATAGAGTCGCCCTATGACCCCGCAGCAGTCGAGGCGGCATTGGGTGATACGGGGATGAGTGATGATCCGAATTTAGGGGCGTATCAGAGCGGTCGGGTAGATTTTCATAACGAGCGCCGATTATCCCTGCAGAACGGGGCACGCATGCCGATTCTGTATCCGGGAGAAAAAATCACGACTGTCAATGCAGTCAGACCGCACAGCAATTTTGAGATATTCGAGAGCGCGGCTCTGCGTAACATTTCCTCGGCAACCGGATTATCACCCCAGCAGGTGACGCAGGATTGGTCTGACGTGAACTACAGTTCTGTCCGTGCAGCGATGTTGGAGGCATGGAAAACAATGACTCGTCGTCGTGATGATTTTTCTATCGGTTTTGCTCAGCCGATATTGAGTGCGTTCGTAGAGGAACTGCACGACACAGCTGAATTACCATTACCCAATGGCGCACCAGATTTTCTGGACGCGCGGGCAGCCTATTGCCGGTCACGTTGGATAGGTCCGGGGCGCGGTTGGGTTGACCCAGTGAAAGAAAAAGAAGGGACGATCATGGGTCTTGAAGCGGGACTTTCCACGCTGGAAATTGAGATTGCAGAAAACGCAGGCGGCGATTGGGAAGAGTTTATGGATCAAAGCGCCCATGAAATACAGGTGTGGCAGGGGCGCGGATTACCGCTACCAAGCTGGGCGCAATCCCGCCTGACTACCGACAGCAAAACGGAGGAATTCAACCCATGAATTTACCGCATTTAGCCCAGCGGTTATTTAATGTACCGTTGGCGATACACCCGCGCAAAGCTGAGGTAGTGATGGGCGCCTTAACTGATCGCTTTGGTATTACCAAAATTGAGGCGGGAATGTACTACGGGGATGACGAATACTTTTCCCGTAGTACCAAATCAGATACAGGCTATGACGTTTTAGAGGGAATAGCAGTCATTCCGGTACAAGGCACGTTGGTACAAAAGCTGGGCACACTACGGCCTTACAGTGGTATGACGGGATATGATGGCATTCGCCGAACTTTTCTGACCGCACTCAATGACCCGGAGGTGAACGGAATTTGCCTCGATATCGATTCACCCGGTGGTGAAGTCGCGGGGTGCTTTGATCTGGTGGACCTGATTTATCAGTCGCGGGGTGAAAAACCGATTCACGCGATTCTGACCGAGAACGCCTATTCCGCCGCTTACGCTATCGCCAGTGCCGCCGATAAAATCACCGTCCCGCGTACAGGTGGTGTTGGCTCGGTGGGGGTGATTGTGATCCATTGTGACTGGTCACAGCGCATCGAATCTGATGGTTTGACTGTCACGATCATCACCTATGGCGACCGTAAAGCCGAGAGTAACCCGTATGTAAAATTAAGCCCTGAGGCTCAGCAGGCTATTCAATCGGACGTTGACGCAATGGGGGCGTTGTTTGTCAGCACCGTAGCCCGTAATCGCGGGATTACAGAAAAAATTATTCGGGGCACACAGGCAGCCTGCTATTTGGCGGCTGAGGGTGTCCAGTTAGGTCTGGCTGATGTTGTGGCCACACCTGACATGGCATTTCAAACACTAATGAAAGAATCTGGAGTTTAACGATGTTTAAATTTGCACATTTGTTAGGAACCAAAGCCCGTGCCGCTGATGAGCATGAGGACGACGAAAAAGCACGCAAGGCAAAATCTCGCGCGGAAGAGAAGGAAGACGAGACGGACGCCGAGGATGATGATCCGGATGCGGAAGACGAAGATGATGAAAAAGAAGGCAAAAAAGCGAAAAAGGCCAAAAAAGCCAAATCGGAAGACGATGACCCGGATGCAGAAGACGACGACGATGATGATGCCGACGCTGACGAAAACGAGGACGTCAAAAAAGGAAGCCGCGCTGAACGTAAACGCTGTGCTCAAATATTTGGTAGTAAATACGCCGCTGGACGCCCTGATATGGCCGCACATTTGACGTTCAATACCAGAATGTCAGCGAGTGAGGCTATCAGCACATTAAAAGTGATGGGCTCAGTTCAGTCCTCCATGACTCGCGTCACACTGGACAGCAGAATGCGAGCCGAACAACAGGTGCGATTAGGTCCCGATGCTCAGCAACCCGCGAAAGGCTCTGCGGCGGGACTGGCGCAGCAAATGACGGGTTTATACAACACCAATAGAGGAACAAAATAATGGATCAGTTTTCCAATAACCCGTTTCAGCCGGGTGTTCGTCAGTCAGTTTATGTGCCAGATCAACTTACCGCCGGGCAACTGCAATTAGTCACTGATACCGTGACTATTGCGAAATCCGGCATTCTGAAACGTGGTGCGGTGCTGGGTAAAATCACCGCGTCCCGTGAGTACGTACTCAGTAAAAAAGACGCAACGGATGGCAGTCAAATTCCGAGCGCTATTCTGGTGGATGATGTGGATACCACAGAAAGCAGCGTTAGCGGCGGTGTTTATCTGATGGGCGAATTTAACCAACATCGTATCATTTATGATGAGAGCTGGAAATTGCCCGAATTAACCGCCGAACTCCGCAAATTCTCTATTTTCCTGCGCGACAGCGTAACCGCCTAATCTAATTTTAACAGACGTCATAATGCGATCACCGTAGGCATTGTGACGTCTATTTAACGAGAAAACGTATGAATATTTTTGATACTAACGTTTTAGTTCAGGTTGTCCCTAACCTGATGACCAGTCAGAACTGGTTACTGGATAAATTTTTCCCAAATATTGTGGAATCTGACACCGAAGAAGTAGCGATCGACGTAGATGTCGGCCTGCGCCGTATGGCCCCGTTTGTTTCCCCACTAGTGCAGGGTAAACTAGTTGAATCCCGTAAATTTCAGACTAACAGTTTCAGACCCGCCTACATCAAAGACAAACGCGCCCCAGATTTGCGTAAACCTATTCGCCGCCAGATTGGTGAGCGCATTGGTGGTCAATATACTGCGGCTGAGCGTGAGATGTTAAATATCCAATTTGAGCTGGCCGACCAGATCGACATGATTAACCGTCGTCTGGAGTGGATGGCCGCCAGTGCACTAACAACAGGCACTATCACCGTTTCAGGCGCAGGCTATGAGACGAAGGTCGTCAATTTCGGTCGCTCCGCTGACCTGACTGTCACCCTGAGCGGAAGTGACAAATGGCCGACAACAGTCGATGCAGGCAAAACCAACAGCCAGCCAACGCGGGATATCGAGGAATGGTCACAGCGCATCCTGAAAAATTCCGGTGCTGTTCCTACCGATTTGGTATTTACCACTAAATCGTGGAATGCGTTCAGACTGGATACCACGGTTACCGACAGTGCTATCAAATTCCCGGCATTAAACCCGTATGGCAACCAGATTAACCCGGGTACGCAGATACAAAAAGGTGCAATTTACAAAGGGCGCTGGGGGCAGTTTTATTTGTGGGTCTATAACGACTGGTTTATTGATCCGGTAGACGGTAAAGAAAAGCCGATGTTGCCAGATGGCACGGTCATTATGTCCGGCGCGGATTTAATGGGGACGCGAGCATTTGGTGCAATTATTGACCCTGCATTCAACTATGGCCCGATGGCGTACGCGCCGAAATCGTGGTTGCAGGAAGACCCGGCACAGCGTTTCCTGATGGTGCAGTCTGCCCCGCTGGTTATCCCAAGTCGCGTTAATGCGGCATTATGCGCAACGGTGGTGTGATATGGCAAAGAAATCTCAGCAGGAAGACAATTTGGGCGGATTGCCGACCGAATTGCAGACAGACCCGATTCAAAATTCCGCCCAGCCAGCGGTTCAGCCTGAGACAGAATCTATCAAATTAGATGATGTTATCAGCAAGGTGGGACACGGTGATGACGACGAACCAGCCTCTGATGCCTCTGATTTTGTCGTTGCTAACGGTCGAACTGTCCGACATAACGGGGTCGAATATCCTGAAAATACGTTGATTGAGGTCTACGGTGACGATGCCAATCGCCTGACTCAGTTGGGCGTTATCGTGAGATTGGATGATCTGAGAGCGAAGTTACTGTCCAATGCGGCTCATCGCGTGGTCGGTATGGATGGCGTCAGAATCCAGCAGGAGGACTAATGCCGATCGACTGGGATAAACATCTGCTCGCCCCGCTGCATAAACAGTTTGCCGAGCGGGTGAACTGGCGACCCCAGGATGGTAAACCCTACGATATTATGGGCGTGTTTGATCGCGCCTATACCCAGCAGGTGGAGTCGCTGGACGGAGACAGCTCTATCAATACCACTAAACCTGTATTGGGTGTTCGTGATGCCGTATTCAAATCCCCGCCACAACAGCGTGACAGGGTGTTTGTGTACAGTATCAATGCTGAATTTACCGTGAGTGACGTTCAGCCGGACAGTCATGGCGGAACGCATTTGCAACTCAACAGGATTAAACCCAAAAATGAACGCATCAACGGTACGTAATCTGGTCGTTCTGGCGCTTATCGGTAAAACGGATGCACAATCCCGTGTTTATTCCCCGCGTGACTGGTCAACGCGGGGTAATGACTATCCGTGTCTATTAGTACAAACGCCGTTTGATCATAAAAAATCGCTGGGCCGTAATATCCCGCAGTTTAATACCGTCACCACCGTCAGGGTCACAGGCAGAATAGAGGAATTTGACGGTGATACTGATAGCGGCGCGGAACAGGCTGAACTGGCACTGGAGGCGTTGCGGGAGCAAATCGAGCGGGCGGTAATCAACAGCTACGACCTGACAAGAGAGGTTCAGCAATTTGCTGAAATCCGGTCACAAATTGATATTGACGCCAGTGGTGAGGGGCATTTTGCCCAGCTCCTGATGGACATTGATATCGAATACTATCAGGGGCCTGAGGATTTTTACCCTATCGAGGCAAACCCGCTGGAGGGCATAGACATCGCCGTCGCCATGCCTGAGCGCACACCAGAACCCCACATTCATATTAATCTGGAGTAACCCATGTTTGTAAAACCTGTTGCCGGTCGGCGTGTTCGCTGCCCGGTCAGGGGCGAGTTTTTGCCCGAATCCGGTGCAGATGTACCGGATAATTTGTTTTGGCATCGCCGATTGAGAGACGGTGACGTTGAACTCTATCAGTTAGTAGCTGAAACCAAATTCGCCAAAAAAGGCGCTCAGGCGCAGGAGGCTGAATAATAATGGCAATTCCTTTTTCCCGAATTCCCAATAACCTCAGAACGCCATTATTTTTTGTGGAATTCGATAACTCAATGGCCAACAGCGCCACAGCAACCCAGCGCTCGCTAATCATTGGTCAGATGCTGGATAAAGCCGTTGCAGCGCCGGATGTTCCGGTGCGCATTTCCTCAGCAGAACAGGCAGCGTCCCAGTTCGGTCATGGTTCATTACTGCATGGCATGACCGCCGCGTATCTGGCAAACGATCAGGCGGCGGAATTATGGGTACTGCCCCTGAAAGACGGCGACAATACGCTGACCGCCAGAGGGTCGATTGAGATCACCTCCCAGCCAACCCATGCTGGGGTGATTTCACTGTATATTGCCGGACAGCGTGTGCAGGTCACAGTTATGGCGACGGATAAAATGCCGCAGATCGCCGAGTCGCTGGCTGCCGCAATTAACCGTAAAATTGCCCTGCCGGTGACAGCAACCGCAGCCAATAATACGGTCACATTGACCGCGAAAAACAAAGGCGTACCCGGTAACGGTATGGATATCAGCCTCAATTATCGGGGGCAGGCAGGCGGCGAGGAAATGCCGACAGGCATGGCGTTACGTATCACCCCAATGTCTGGCGGTGCGGGTGCGCCAGAGCTGAAAAACGGCCTGGCTAACCTCAGCGATCGGGCGTTTGATTTTATCGTCAACCCGTACATCGATACGACATCACTCGATGAAATCAAATCATTTTTATCCGATACCGGCGGCCGCTGGTCATGGGAGAAACAACTCTACGGCCATACATTCAGTGCGGTCAGTGGCACCTACGGGGAACTGGCGGATGCTGGCGAACGCCGGAATAACCAGCACGAATCGCTATTGGGAGTCACTAAATCACCGTCCCCCAATTACATTTGGGCGGCGGCAATAGCTGGCGCGGCAGCACCGAGCCTGCGTAATGACCCCGGCAGGCCACTACAAACGTTACCTGTCATGGGCGTATTGGCACCCGCAGCAGAAAATCAGCTCGACCTGATTGATCGCAATAACCTGTTACACAGTGGAATTTCGACATTTACGGTGGCCGATGATGGTACGGTACAGATTGAAAACCTGATCAGCACCTACCAGAAAAACCCGTACGGCGACAATGACGACAGTTATTTGCAGATAGAAACGCTGTTTTTGCTGATGTTCGTTTCGCGCTATATCCGCACGCAAATTACGTCAAAATTCGGGCGGGTGAAACTGGCAAAAGATGGGACCCGTTTTGCGCCCGGTTCAGCCATTGCCACCCCCAATATTGTCCGTGCAGAACTCATCGCCCAGTACCGGACACTGGAATATAACGGTTATGTACAGGACTCGAAATCATTTGCAGACGGACTGCGGGTCGAGGTAAACGCCCACAACCCGAACCGACTGGATGTTCTCTGGACTGGCACACTGATCAACCAGTTGAGAGTGTTCGCACTGCTCAATCAATTCCGTCAGCAACCGACGTCATGAGGTAACTATGGGAAATACAAGTAGAAGACTGGCGGGCACGGCGTATGTCACGGTAAATGGCGTGTCCATTATGGTGGTGGGGGATTTTACCTACAGCCCCTCGACCGTCACCCGCGAAACGCTAACCGGCATGGATTACGTGCACGGGTATAAAGAAAAGCCTAGCCCCTGCTACATATCCTGTCGGGTCCGTGACAGTGGTGGGACCACGGTCGCAGATTTTAACAACCAGACTAATGTTACCATTGTGGCAGAACTGGCGAACGGCAAAACCATCATCGGCGAAGGCATGTGGACCGTGAATACGCAGGAAGTGAAGAGCGAAGACGCAGAGTTCGAGGTTCGTTGGGAAGGTATTTCAGTCACTGAAAATTAAGGGGTTAACGTGGAAAAGACAAAAATTGTTGAGTTGAGTCAACCAATTGAAAGCAATGATGGTAAGGAGGTTTATCAGGAGATTCATTTGCGTGAGCCGACGTTGATCGAGGTTGAACAGTTCTATGAGGCAGATCGGAAATCCAACCCGTTAGCCGCAATGCGCCTTTTGATTTCATTGGTATCACAAACACGTATCACTGATACGGTATTGAAAAAAATGGCGATCACTGATTTTCGGGAATGTGAGGCATTTTTGACTCGTTTTTTGGCGTACACACCTTCCAACAATGGCAGCGATTAGCGGCGGATGTTACCTATTTTTACCGCTGGGGTCCGCAAGATGCGTGGCTTCTGAGTCGAACGCGGCTTAATTGGTGGGTTGAACAGGCAGAACGGATAAATACAGTGAGATCTGGTAATGGGTAATGCATTTGATTTTGAATTACATGCGGATGATAACGCCACAAAAGTACTGGCGGAAATTGAGGCCAGAATCAAACAACTAAACCCATTACTGGGTTCCACGCGTGACGCCCTCCGATTCGGTGGTAGTGAAACTCTGGATACGACAGGTTCATTGAGTAATCAGTTACGGGATATGTCACGTTATGCACAGGATAACGTGCAAAATATCGGTGACATGATCCCGCCACTAAAAAATTTTGGTGAATTGTTTTCGAAATACAGTGGACTCACGTCAAAAATGGGGTTGTTTGGCGGCATTGGCGGTGTTATTGGTGGAGTGACTGCAGGATATAGTACGCTCAGGGAGATGGGTAGAGAGGCCAATAATATTGATACGCTCTCTAAAAATACCGCCATGTCTATTGAAGACACGACTAAATTGACTGGCGCGTTAGTTCAAGTTGGCGCTGATGCGGATGATGCCAAACAGTCTGTTCAAAATTTATTTAATGTTCTAAATGCGGCTAAACGGGGTGAAAATGTCTCAGCGCGGTCAGAATTAGATAACCTTCAGATCCCGATACACACTACCAAAGATGGTTCGGCGGATACTATTCCAACCTTACTAGAGATAGCAAAAAAATTCCCCAATATGCCGTCTGAAACTCAGTTCAGATTATCTAATAAACTTGGTTTGACGCCAGATATATTAACACTCATTCGTGAAAATAAAATCGATGAACGATTGGATAAATCGGTAAAAAATGGTCAAAGTCGAACGACAGCAGAAAATCAAATACTCACTGATTTCAATACTGAAGCGAACGAGATAAGCGCCAGAATTGACGGGCTTTGGCACCGGACAAAAATAACCGGTGCTACTTGGTTTTTAGGGAATAGCAAAGAAGCAAAAGAAAGCGCAGAAATTAAATCTGTTCAGGAATATAAAAAACGTGAAAATGATACGGCAAATAACTTCTATCATGGAAATAAAGAAGAAGATATTCGCCAGCGTGCATTACGAGATAAAGAATTTCAAAAACAATTAACATTCACAGAAAATTTATCCCTGACGATTAATAAACCGGATGAGGGATTACAAAAGAAACTGAATGATAAATATAGCGAATTATGGGAAAAGCAGAAAAAAGCTCATGAAGTTAAATTAGCGGTTAATAAGATTCCTCCGCTACCAAAAGTAGAAGCACCTAATTATCCTAACCCGCTGAAAAATGGAAGAACCCCAAGGGGCATTCGCAATAACAACCCTGGGAATTTAACCGATGCCCCTAACGCAGTCGGTAAAGATTATGGCAACGGCCATGTCTATATGAAGTTTGCGACACCTAACGATGGGATAGCAGCACTGAGTAGACAGCTAATGCTGCACGGGGATCGCGGTCAGAATACGTTAAACCACGTTATTCCTATATATGCCCCTGAAAAAGCAGGCAATAATACGAGGGAATATATTGATTATACAGCTAAACAGCTAGGAATTAGTCCAAATGAAAAAATGGATTTACATAATCCAGCTATGATTGAAAAACTTATAGATTCCATAATAAAAATGGAGAATTTAGGACAGCAGCCATACAGCAAGGAGCAAATAAAAAATGCAATCACCGTGTCTATCAACGAGTCCCGCTGGGCGGGTCTGCGAAACCCTCAAACACTCAGAGAGCAACGTCTGCAATATGATACTGAACATAACAAATCAGAGAGTGTAGTTGAAAAAGATGAAAATAATATTTTCCCATCTACGGATTCCATTTTTTCAGATAAAAAGAACAAACAGGATTTTATCGATACATTAACGCAATCCCTAAAATCCGCATTGAGTGATAACAAAACACAACTAGAGGTTGTTTTGGTTAATAGCGAAACCGGAGAACGGCAAAAATTCCAGTCGAAAACTGCGGGTAAAATCACAACTTCCATGCGCTATTCTTGAAAATAGCTTATATTTCATCATTAATGCGAGTTTAATAAACTATTGGGGTTTTTATGAAGCGGTTATTATTATCTTTGTTCTTTGCATCATCTATAGCAAATGCAGCGTGGATTACGAACGTAGAAGAGAGCATCTTTGGCGATAATAGCGCAGTTCTTATAGGGGAGCTCAAAAATACTAAATCAGCCATTGTATTCAAATGCGATAGTAATGATTTATCAGTTTCTTATGTTGAGCTAGTAGACGATAGCGATATTAAATCCATACCTGCGACCTTTTTAATGAGAGTTGATAGTAATCAAGTGGTCGAATTTGATACAACACTACAAAGAAGAAACTCTGATGCAATAGACGCCAAAGTCACTGATAGAGAAAAGATTTTGTCGTTATTAAAACAGTTAAGTTCAGCAAAGCAAAAAGTTTTAGCGGGAATTTCTGTTGATGAAGTTGATTATAAGCAATCTTTTTCAGGAAATGTATCCGGTTCAACTGTTGCCGTTAATAAATTTGCTAAGGCATGTAATTTGAATATCAAGTAGAAGTTTGCGAAACAGCCCCTTACGGGGCTTTTACTGGTGATTCTTGCAAAAGGTTAATTGATGAGTTTCATTGCTCCGGGCAAAGAGCCTTCTATTAGCATGATGCACTCTTCCGCTGTTCCTTGTCGCCAGTTACCAAAAGCATCACGTATGGCAAACTGATCTTCAAATCCTAGCCATACGGTGCATTGACCGAACTCATCGAAATATTCAACAGCAAAACTTGTTTCGTTAAATGGGTATAATTCTTGAAATTCTTCAATTAATTCTTGGACGAAGGATTGTTCTATGAGTTGAAGGTAAATTTCTCTATTGCTTGGCTTCATTGCTGTTCCTATATTGAAATTTTACTTTTTTTCATACATCCGTTTGGCAGTTTCCATGAATAGTTCTTTGAATTTATCGGATTCTAACTGAGCGAGTTCATCAATATTTTTAGGTTGTGATTCCTCGTCTATAGCAGATTGCAATATCATGTTTATTTCAGAGTTCATGGAGCGGCCATTTCTAGCGGCTCTTTCTTGAATTTTTTCTTTTAAATCATCAGGTATTCTAACCCCAAGAGGGGTGATGCTTCTCATTCCTTTCATATTAGCTACTCATTGACAGTACTTGGCATCACAGTGTAGCTAAAAAAACATTGACGAAATACTGTCATTGCATTAGCTTTATGGCTACACCTTAGCTACACGGATGATGATATGAAAATTAGAGAAATACCACCTCTTGGACTAAGAATAGAACCAGAGTTAAAACAGGTCTTGAAAGATGTAGCGAAAAAAGAAGGGAGATCTCTTAACTCAGAGTTGGTCCAGAGACTCAAAAGAACATTGCGTGAAGATGGACTTATAAATGCCTGAAATGGTGAAGCCCCAACTATTACGAGTAGTCAGGGCTTCTAATTTACTCACCCAAACCAATAGGAAGTAAACATGACAAGTATAGCAATTCGTGAACCACATAACACTAATCAAATTATTATCTCCAATATCTCTATTCACCAAGATGCGCAAGGGCGTTATTCATTAAACGATTTACATCAAGCGTCTGGTGGGGAACAACGCCACCGTCCGAAGTATTGGTTAGAACTACAACAAACAAATGAATTGATTGAGGAAATCTTAAAAGGCGGAATTCCGCCCTTTAAAAATGAAATTTCTAACTCTGCGAATTTGGAGAATTGGAAACCTGTAATATCAAAGCCTGGTCGCTATGGCGGTACATATGTTTGCAAAGAATTAGTGTACGCATATGCCATGTGGATCAGCGCAGCGTTCGCCTTGAAAGTTATTCGTGCCTATGATGCACTTATTACAGGTCAAGTGGATATTCAGACCAAACCCCGCAAACAACCCAAACAGATAGCCGGGCGCATCACAGCAGACCAACAGGAAGCTATCAAGCAACTGGTTCTTAACCGTGGCAAGGCGTTACCAAAAGAGAACCAAGCCAAGGCGATGATAACCATGTGGTCTGCATTAAAAAGCCACTTTGGATGTACTTACAAAGAAATAGATAGCGAACAATTTACAGAAGCACTTTCTTTGGCTGCACGTGTTCCATTAGAAGGTGAATATATTGGCAAAGAAGAGCCATCACTTGACACCAATGTACTACCCGATAACGGTAAGGTGCTGGTGGTCATCCGGGACAGGAAGATACAGGACTACCAAACGGTAGATCCCAATAGTCATGTGTTAACACTGAATACCTTTATGGAACTGGCACAGAAAGCCGGATACCTCATTATCCATAAAGAGAGTTTTTCTAAGATAGTAAATCAGTGGTAATTACCTTATCAAACCCGCCAATATAGAGCGGGTTTTTCACCTCTAACGCCGCTTAATTGCGGCTTTTTTATGTCCAAAAGAGGTATCTATGGCCTTTATAAAAGACGCCATCTCTTCCCTGTTAGGCGGGGGCGGTGATTCATGGCAATGGGCGGAACATTTGCGCCCCGCATCATTTCGAGGCGTCCCGTTTGCTGTCGTATCCGGTGAGAGCGTTTTTGGCCGTCGTCAGGCTGTACATGAATACCCGTACCGCGATACAGCATGGATTGAAGATCTAGGCCGTGCAACCCGACGAATTACTCTGCGCGGGTTTATCATTCAGGGCAGCGCAGTGTATAACGCACCAGATGTCATTACCCAGCGTAAAAATTTGGTCGCGGCCTGTGAAACGGGGTCAACAGGAACGCTGGTACATCCGACGCTGGGCGAACTGACGGTCAGTGTCACGGAAAGCGGCCTGCGCATGACGGAGAATGCAGAATCAGGGCGGGTATTTGAGTTCACGTTAACGGTGATTGAATCCGGTCTGAAAGTGTTTGCGGTCACCAACAGCACCAAATCCGCGACCGCGGTCGGGCAGAACTGGCTGCGAACGTACACCACGATGTCAGCAAAATACATCTCAATGGTGCGGGGTGAAATTCGCTCTGTGGTACAGGGAATACGAATTATTAGGCAGACTGCGGATCAATGGATAGGCATGGTCATCCGTTCAGTGGATGAGGTCACTAACCTGAGTGATATGTTAAAAACCACGTTCGGCAGTGAACGCTACGGGCGCTATCAGCGTGGGAAAATTGGTGGCACGGTATCAGGCGCAACGGGCATTCGGTCACGTGATGATAATCCGCGTAATGATGCCGAAATAGTGAAAAATACCACGTCCGATGTTGTGATGGGTCGCAAGGTTGTTTCCGACAGTATTGAGAAATTGACGATTGCACCGACTGTAGAATTATTCAGCGAGGCGGCGGGCAATGTCGTGATGGCTATTATCCATTCAGCGGGTAGTACCGATGAAAAAGTGGCAATTTTTGAAAATCTGTCAGCATTTCAAAACACCCGTTATCAGCAAGGTGAGGTTGATCGCCACGTTACCGAAATGACAGTTCTGTTATTGGTGGTGTTGTCCGCAGGCGCGATGGCGCAGGTTGCCAGTGAATTTACCCCGGCAAATAATCAGGAAGCCCGCGATTTGCAAACGCGGGTGTGTCAGGCGCTGGATACCGCGCTGGTGATGTCCGGTGATTTGGGGATAGACGAAATTTACGATTCCCTGCTGTCATTGCGGGATGAATTTATCACCAGTACCACACTGAAAGGCGCGGAGGCCGGACGGTTAGCTCAGTTCGACTTACCCACTATATTACCTGCATTGAATGTGGCTAACCGGATTTATCAGGATGCTGGTCGCAGTGATGAACTGGTTCAGGCTGCTAATCCTCGTCATCCGGCATTTATGCCCACCCGATTTAAGGCGTTGAGACAATGAAAAAATCAGATGAACTTTCATTAATTATTGGCGGCAAGGCAATTTATGGCTGGGACAGTGTGCGTGTGACACGTGGTATTGAGCGATTGCCGTCCGATTTTGAACTGATGTTGATGGACTATTATCCCGGTAGCAGTGAAAAACAGTTGGTTGAGGCCGGACAACCCTGTCAGGTGTTGCTGGGTGATGACCCTGTGATTACGGGGTATATCGATATCTGGAACTCATCCATTAATAAGAGCACCCATCAAATACGGGTGACTGGTCGCAGTAAATGTCAGGATTTAGTCGATTGTTCAGCAAAATGGCCGCAGAACGTAATTACCTCAGCGACGGCACTCCAAATTGCTCAGAAACTGGCGCAGTGGTACGGCATTGAGGTTAATTCCGATGTGACCGACATGAAGTCCGTGCCGCAATTCACCCTGAACTGGGGCGAATCCTCGCAGGAAATCATTGATCGCATCACTCGCTGGTCCGCCTTGCTGTATTACGACACACCAGACGGCAATTTATTTTTGACCCGTGTCAGTGACAAATTGGCAGCTAGTGGTGTAGCGCAGGGAAAAAATATCGAGCTGGTCGATTATCAGTCATCGATGAACGAACGGTTCTCAGAGTACAGCGGCCTGTCCATGAATGTCAGCGGGTTAAGTGAGTTATCGGCCGGAAAAGGTTACGAAGTGGTAACGATTGCCACGGCGAAAGATCCGGAAGCGGAAAAGATGCGTTATCGGAACTACGTCACTATTATCGAAAGCACGCTGCATACATGGGGAAAGCAGCAGGACGCGATTAACTGGGAAATGAACCGTCGCTACGGGCGCTCTAAGGCGCTCAAAGTGCTGGTTGACAGTTGGCGGGATGTTGGCGGAACGCTGTGGACACCCAATACATTGATTCCGATCCATTTACCCGTGTTCGGGCTGGAATCTGAACAGTGGTTGTTATCGGAAGTGTCCTATGTCCGTAATAAAGATGATGGTACTCGCGCAGAACTGACGCTCATGCCACCTGCGGCGTTTACCGTACAACCGTATGAGTTTTATAGATCGATTATGGAATTACGTGATGGAGGCTATGTCAGTAATGGAAGTCGCTAAAAATTTATATCGCCGCGCCATGATGATGTTGGGATTAGGCAGGGTAACAACGTGTAATGACAACGGCGTTATTCAGCAGGTGCAGTATCAGACTGCGATGGAAGTCCGGGATAACACCAAGCGAATCGCCGAGTTTGGTTTTTCGTCCGGGTTACCCGCTAATACCGATGTGGTATTGGCGTTTCTGGGCGGAGATCGCTCCAATGCCATAGTGATTGGCAGTAATCACCAACAGTACCGATATCACGGGTTAAGTCCCGGTGAGGTGGTGGTATATAACCAGTGGGGGCTGCATATTCTGATGACTGAATCCGGTATTACCGTTGAAGCCAAAGGTCAGCCCATCACAGTCAATAATGCGTCAAAAGTGACAGTCAATGCGTCTACAGAAGTCCTGTTGAATACGCCGGTACTAAAAGTGACAGGGGATATTATCGACAACGCCAACATTAACAATACCACCATGAAACAGTTGCGTGATAGCTACAATCGCCACACTCACCCCGTTTCAGGCGTTAAATCGGGTGACTCAACTGTCACCAGTCAGACCACAGGAGCGACCGTCAAATGAGTGATATTACCTCCTGGTGGGATGTGAAAAATATCCATGCTGACTGGTCGGTTGGGCACGGGGATTTGGTGACCGGAAATGACCTGCAAACAGCCATTATTATCAGTCTGTTTACCGACCGACAGGCACGGGCTGATGATGAAATTGACGGCACGGATCGGCGCGGTTGGTGGGGTGATAGTGAGGCCGATTATCAGATAGGTTCTCGGTTGTGGCTGCTACATCGGCAAAAATTAACCACCGCTGTAGCATTAGCCGCTGAAGACTTTGCACGGGAGGCGTTGCAATGGATGCTGGACGATGGTGTAGCGGCCTCTATTGATATCCGCACCCAGATTGTCTGGCCCAGCCGGTTAAACATGATTATCCGTTATCAACGTCCGGGGCGTGCTGGCGAGGATTTGCGATTTTTTTGGGTATGGGAGCGAGAGAATGCCGTTTAAACGAAAAACACTGACCGAACTTCGGGCACAGAACCGCAGCTATTTACAGTCAGAATTACAGGAGACTGGCCCGTTATTGCGTTTTTCCAATATGGGCATACTGGCCGATATGGATGCAGGGATGGCCCATCTGCATTATGGTTATCTGGATTATATCGCCAAACAAACCACGCCGTTTACGTCCACGGATGAATGGCTGGCAGGCTGGGCGGCATTAAAAAAAATTTTTCGCAAACCGGCGATGGCAGCCGAATGTGATCAGTATCAGTTCACGGGTGTTGCAGGCACTATTATTCCTGCTGGAACGATATTGAATCGAGGCGATGGTTACCAGTACAAAACGCTCACTGAAACACGTATTGACGCCAACGGACACGGCAATACCCGTCTGGTTGCACTATTACCGGAGAGTACCAGCGATGATTCCGGTGGCGGTGCGACAGGTAATGCGCCAGCAGGCACGGTATTAACATTGGATCAGAGTATTGCCGGTGTGGATGTTGAGGGCACGGCAATCGTAGCGATAACGGGCGGGACTGATATTGAGCGTGAATCAGATTTTCGCTCGCGTATGCTCCTCGCCTATCAGGGTTCGCCACAGGGCGGCTCTGATGATGATTATAAACAGTGGGCGTTGGCTGTACTAGGAGTTACCCGCGCGTGGGTCAGACCCAGAGCGGCTGGCGCGGGGACAGTGGGTATTTATATCATGTGCGACAACAACGGACAGGGTGGTTTTCCCATCGGTACAGACGGTGTTTCATCCCATGAATCATATGCAGTTCATGCCACAGGCGATCAATTGCGTGTTGCTGATTATATTTATCGGTTTCGACCCACCACGGCGTTGATTTGGGTATTATCACCGATAAAACGCACCATCAATTTTACCATTAATGGTATCGCGCATGTTGGAACGGACGTCACGAGTAAAATTGCAGCAGCGATTGATAATGTGTTGTTTGAACACGGTAATCCTGACGGGACAGGACGAATATTTATATCTGATTTGCAATACGCCATTGCGGATGTGCCCGGAACAGCAGGTTTTGTGATTACATCACCGGCAACCAATATCGAATTGTCAGTGGGGCATTTACCTGTTCGAGGTGAGGTACGATACACATGAAACAATATAGTGTGAATAATTATACCGCTGCATTGAACGGGTTATTGCCAACAGGTCTGGCATGGATCCGACAGCCAAAATCGATAATGAGTGCGGTTATTCGGGCTATAGCGCGGAGTTACCATCGGAGTGATCAGGATGGCCATTTGTTGTTGGAGGGCAGCTTCCCTGCGACGGCGACCATTATGTTACCGGAGTGGGAAAAATCGCTGGGACTGCCTGATGACTGTGCGATTGGGGAAATTGACAGTATTTCATTGCGGCAAAAATCAGTTGTTTCTAAATTACTGCGAACGGGCGGCCAGTCGAATGCGTATTTTATTGGTTTGGCGGCTGAACTGGGATTTAAAATAACGATCACCGAATTTAGACAGGTCCGCGCTGGCATGTCCGCATGTGGGGACGCGATTAATGGCGATGACTGGCCGTTTGTCTGGCGTATTAATGCGCCGACAACAACGATTAATTACGCCGTTGTAGGAGGGAGTTATTGCGGTGACCCGTTGCGATCATGGGGAAATAAAAAACTCGAGTGCCAATTCCGAAAAATTAGTCCATCCCACACCATCCTTCAATTTGGTTATAACCAGTAATCAATAATAATTCAATTTATTTATTAATCACCTTCATTGAGTGAGGATTTTCTATGCAAAAAATAGGTGACGTGACAAACACCGCAGACAGTAATGGTGAGTTCACGAATGGAAATGTGGCGGCAGGTGTGCCACCGACTCTGTTAGAGGCGCCGTGGTTTAATAGTGTCCAGAGAGAAATAATTAACGCATTGGCGGCGGCTGGAATACAGCCGAATAAAAATAATGATGCGCAATTATCGGAGGCGATCAGGAAATTAATTTCCAGTGGAGCACTCGAAAAATCCCGGAACGGCGCGGACATTCTTGATAAACCGGAGTTTGTGAAAAACCTCGGTTTGGCGGAAACAGTGGAGCTGGCGAAAAATGCCCTGTCCAAATCTCAGAATGGGGCGGATATTCCTGATAAGACGCTGTTTGCGACGAATACTGGTGCGTTAATAGCCAATAATGC